GTTCAAATTATTAATGGTGGGACAAGAAACTTTTTAGAAAAAAGAGATACTAGTTTTATTTCAGAATTTAATCCTACAGGAACTGAGGGAGAACCAAAATATTTTGCTAATTGGGACAACACAAGTATAGTTTTTGCTCCTACACCAAATACAACATATGAAATACAAGTGAACTATATTAAAGATCCACCACATTTTAATTCAACGACTCAAACTTACTTATCACAGTATCAAGAAAATATGCTTTTGCATGGTGTATTAACAGAGTGTTTACGATATTTAAAAGGACCCTATGATCTATACAAATTGTATGAAGATAAGTATAATCAAAATATTCAAGCCTTTGCTCTTCAACAAATGGGTAGAAGAAGAAGGGGTGAATACGATGAAGGTGTTCCTCGAATTAGAGTACCATCTCCATCACCTTAAATAGTTAACTAAATAAGGAGTAAAAAATGGCTATTACTACTAATGCAATATGTAATTCTTTTAAAAAGGGTTTATTAGAGGGTACATACGATTTTAAAACTCCTGGTGGTAACACATTTAAATTAGCTTTGTTTACAAGCACAGCTACTTTAGGTAAATCAACAACTGTATTTGCTGGTGGTGCTCCAAATGGTGAATCATCTTCACCAACAGGGTATTCTAGTGGTGGTAAAGCCTTGGTTAATGGTGGCACTTCACTTGCATCAGACACAGCTATTGTTGATTTTGCAGATTTATCTTTTACAAATGTTACTTTAACTGCAAGAGGAGCATTGATTTATCAATCTGATGCAACAAAAACGGCAGTTGCAGTTCTTGATTTTGGTTCTGATAAAACTGCTTCATCAGGTACATTTACAATTCAATTCCCTGCATTTACAACATCTGCTGCTATATTGAGAATCGCATAGTTAGGTAAATTATGTCTAACACTTGGGGTTCACTTACTTGGGGAGATGGAGCCTGGGGAGAGCAAGGCAATGCAGGTGTAACTGTTACAACTGCAGGTTCACTTACAACCTCAGTCGGCTCTGTCGTATCTACTGCTGAATTAAATTCAGGTTGGGGCAGAGGCGAATGGGGTAATGGTGCTTGGGGTGTTGCTTACTCTGTCCTTCCTACTGGACAATCTTTAGCTTTATCACAAGGCACAGCTTTAGGGTTTACTGATTTCTCAATCACTGCTGGAAGTCAATCTATGTCTACAAATGTAGGTCAGGTAGACTTACAGATTGATGGATCACCTACAATTATACCTGCTGAAGATCAACTTGATGCTAGTCTGGGCACGATAACTCTCGTTCAAACAACAAACGAATCAGCTACTGGGCAAGCTATGTCTATGTCAGTTGGTATTGTTGCGGCAGGATTAAAAACTCCTGTTGATGTCACAGGCTCATCAATGACTATGAGTCAAGGAACAATAAGTCTTGTTCAAACAACTAATGAATCAGCTACTGGACAAGCTATGTCTATGTCAGTTGGAACTGTTGATGCTGTATCTTCTGTAACAGCCTCTGGACAAGCTATGTCTATGTCAGTTGGAACTGCTTTACCAGTGGTTAGTGGTAATCCAAGTGTAGCAGGTCAGTCATTGACATTATCGATTGGAACTCCTACAATAACTTCGTGGTCTGAAGTTAACGTTGGCACAGAAGTTGTGTGGACAGAAGTTGATAGGGCGGCTTAAATAGTGTATATTACTTAAAAGGATTTTTTTTATGACTTCATCATACTCTACTGATTTAAAATTAGAATTAATGGTAACTGGCGAAAATGCTGGTACTTGGGGTGACAAAACTAATACAAATTTAAATTTAATACAACAAGCAATTGCTGGTTTTGAATCTGTAACTTTGACTGATTCAGCAACTACAGCACTTGCAATGAGTAATGCGACATTATCAAATGCTCGTAATATGATTATTAAATTTGCGACAATAACACTTACGGGAGCAACAACTGTTACTATTCCTGATGGTATTGAAAAATTTTATATCTTTGATTTAACAGCAATTACGGCTCCTTCAAATTTAACAATTAAAACTGTAAGTGGTACAGGATTCACTCCAGCAGAATCAAAAATTGTAGCAGCATATTCAGATGGTACAAACTTAAATGAAATTGCCTTAGATACTTTAGGTGGTACAATTGGTACTGCACAGATTGCAGACAATGCAATTACCAGTGCTAAAATTTCTGCTAACCAAGTAACCACTGCTAAAATAGCTGACAATGCAATTACTAGTGCTAAAATTTCTGCTGATCAGGTTACAGCAGCAAAAATCGCTCAATCAACAATTACACAAACTAAACTTGCCGCAGATTCTGTCGGCTCAAATCAATTAATTGCAACTGGTGTTTCAGCAGCACCATACACTGCTGCTAACATTACAGTTGATGCGGATGGAAGGATAACAGCCGCTTCATCAGGTTCAGCAGGGGCAACAGGTTTTGACATAGGTCTTCACGCTCAAGGACCTGCCTCGGGTACATATACAGCAGACTCAAACTCTAATCGTGCAAGAATTTATATGATTGGAGGAGGAGGTGGTGCAGGTGGTCGAGGACCTATGGCACTTCCTGGACCACAAAGAGCAGGTAATGGCGGAAATGGTGGTTTTGCATATCATAGTATTTCTGTTTCTGCTCCATATGCAGTCCCATATGCTGTAGGAGCTGGTGGTGCAGGTGCCCCAAATAATACACCTGTTGCAACAACAGGAGGGTCAACCACCTTTGCAGATCCTGGTGGAACTTTTACAGTTAACGGTGGTACTGGTGGTGTTAGAGCCACTCAGGGAAACAATGGACCCAATGGTTCAAATGGAACAGCTTCACCCACTGGTGATATAACATACTCACCTAATGCTAACGCAGAATCATTTACAAGTTCATTTGGAGAGATAGCTGGGACTGGTGCAACAGGAAACACAACTCACTCACTACAAACTGGACCAGCAGGTCAAGGTGGTTTTCTTCACATACTTGAAAATGGAAAAACTTATTAAATTGAGGTAATTATGGCTTTTTGGGCAATTTTTCATAAACAAAGTTCTAATAGTAATACTTTATTTAAAGTAGCTACTACTGATTCAATAAAAGATAATTACTATCAAACATTCTATGATGCTATTGAGATTACTGAAACACAAGCTCAAGAATTACTGACAGGCACTAAACTTTGTACAATTAATAGAAGCGATTCGTCTGTAGTATTTACAGATTCAGATGAAGGTGAAATGTCAAAAGAAGCAACAGATTTTTTTATTGCAGAATTAATAAAAAGTTTAGATGCTTTTTTAAGAAACAACAACGTTGACTCATCTGTCAATTCATCTTTTAGTGACTGGAAAACCGCACTTGAAGGTCTTGACACATCTTCATTAACTTGGCCAATACAAAACACAACTGTTGAAAAAGTTTTAAAAAATCAACTGTCGCAAACAAAATATTCTCCTTTACTTATTCCTTAAGTTTGTTATAAACAATGAATGGAGTATGAGGTAGTTAATAATTTTTTAAATCACAACTATTTAAAAAAACTACAAGACAAAATGTTTCATAATACTTTTGCTTGGTTTATGTCACAAAATGTTACTCTCCCTAACAGCACGAGGGATGAATATTATTTCACACATATGTATTTTGATCGTTATAAAATAATGTCTCCAGAGATAAAAGACTTATTTACTATAATAAATAAGTTAAACATAAAAGCATTAATAAGAATAAAAGCGAACCTATATGCCAGCACACCAGAAATTTATGAACACGAATTACATTCAGATTATCCTTTCAGCCATAAAGCAGCACTATTTTCCATAAATACTAACAATGGATACACTTATTTTGAAGATGGTACAAAAATTGAAAGTGTAGAAAACAGAATGTTACTGTTTGATGCAAGTAAAAAACACGGTAGTTCTACGTGTACAGATCAAAAGTACAGATGTAACATTGTATTTAACTATTTTTAAAAATGGATCACACTTTTTTTATCAGAGAATATAAAGATATACTACCAATAAAAAGTTTAGTCTCTGTGGTAAAATTTTTAAACACAGTAAGTTTTGAATCTGCAGAAGTAATAAATACATCAAATGTTAACGGCGGTGAAGTGAACAAAAATGTAAGAAATACAGAACAGTATGCTTTTACTTCTAATAACGCCTCTATGACAAATGTTCATTATTGGAATTTATTGTGTAATCGTTTTGATAAAATAATAAATAAATACAAAGAAGATTGTTTAACATCATTACCAAAAGCGGCAGAAGCAATACTAGATATAATTGCCTTAAAATATGAAAAAAATGGATTTTATGTACCACACGTAGATCACGCTATGTCAATACCAAGAACTTTATCTATAATTTTTTTTCTAAACAATGATTATGAAGGTGGTGATCTTGTTTTTGTTGATCCTACTAACACAGAAAAAATATTGACAAGAATTAAAACTGAGCCAAACAAATTAGTTATTTGGCCATCAAATTTTATTTATCCACACGGAGTTGAACCAGTGACAAGTGGCATCCGTTATTCAATTGTTTGTTGGGCATTATGAATTATAAATTAATTAAAAATTTTTTTTCTGCTGACGAGGTGTCTCTGTGTTCAGACTATATGAATTTGAGACATAGACTCAACACAACTGAATTTGATTTTAATCAGTCGCACGGAGATACAGCATTTTATGGAGATATTCTTTTTGATACTTTAATGGACAAAAAAACAAAAAAACTTGAATCTGAAATTAAAGTTAAATTATTACCCACATATTCATTTTGGAGGTGCTATACATTTAATTCTATTTTAGAAAATCACAAAGATAGACCATCTTGTGAATTCTCCGTAAGCGTACACATTGATAGTTCTGGTGAAGAATGGCCTTTTGTTGTTGATGAAAAAGAATTTTTTCTAGAAAAAGGAGATGCTCTTTTTTACAAAGGAACAGAGGTATTTCATTCTAGACCAACTTTTAATGGAGATTTTTATCTTCAAGTTTTTCTTCATTATGTCAATGCAGAGGGACCTTACAAAAATAACATAAGAGACGGTAGACCATC